GTAAGTAATCAAAATTCTACTACATTGTTTCAATTGTTTACTGGTGCAGAAAATACTTATGGGACATCAGGAACAGTATGGATGTATGGATTGGGAGTGAGCAGTAAACCAAAGATTCAAGGTGATTTTTTTGTTGCTGAACCATATTGGCAAAAAACAGCTGGTATCCAGACTGCTACTGCCACATATAACGCGATCAAACTTGCATTCGATGCTGGCACTATAGCTTCTGGAACAATAACTTTATATGGACTTCTTCAATAGACAAAGGGCGAACCATGAGCAGTCAACTACCTTCGCACAACCCTACAGGCTACCTCGGCATAGCCCAGACACATCCGCCTCAGCTTCATCTTCAATACACTTTGCCCCCTGCTACTCTCCATGCCAGAAACTTTGGCATAGGAGACCTATGGGTCGACATATCAACCAACCTGATCTGGATGCTAACCCAGATGGTAAATACAGCAGGGCCTTCGGGGATCATAAACGCCACATGGACGTCGATAGCGGCAGCAGCAGGCGTTTCCATCACCCGGCTTGGAACGAACATCGGCGGTGTGATTCTCCCAGCAGCAGGGCTATGCAATATCCTAGGAGATGGGATAGCGGCTTCAGGGGTCTTGACTACGTATACATTGCCTGGGAACACGATGACCATCTCTGTTCAGTATGCAAATACTGGTGGTAATAGAGGCGTCTCAACTTATGACGCAGCATCCTTCAACGTCTCAGGAGCAGGTCTTGTAACCCTCACAGGGCTTCCTGGTTTCTCATGGAATGCCGCTCTCGCTGTACAGCCCATGACTCAGAACACTGGTTATTACACAAATGTTGTTGGAATTACTGATTTTATCTTACCAGCAGCTGCCGCTGCAGGATCTATCTTGTGGGTTCAGGGAGCTATTGCAGGTGGATGGACGATAACTGAGGGAGTCGGGCAACAAATCTTTAGCTCAAGTACAATTCATACTACGGCGACAACAGGATCATGCTCATCCATAGACCCAATGGCAGGCATAGAGCTTCTGTGTACAACAGCAAATCTTATATGGCAGGTGATAGGCAGTAAGGGAAATATAAAATATCTATGACAACATCAAATAATATTGACAATCAATGCGTTTCAAATATTGTTGGTTTTAACGAAACGTTTTCTGTATTAAATAACAATGCTGCCGCTAACCTTGGCTCAGCAGCCACGATCATTGCGTCTGTTAATGGAGCCGCCGTTGGAGACCCAGTATTTCAATCTTTGGTAAGCGGTGTTCAGACATGGAGCTTTGGAGCAGACAACTCTGATGGCGATAGATTCAAGGTCTCAAATGGAGCAACGCTGGGAACGAATGACTGTATCCAGATTAACACAGCTGGCGCCCCAGGGTCGATTAACTATCCCTTACAGCCACGTTTTTTCGCACGTCTTTCAGGAATAGTTAACAATATAACTGGTTTTGGCCCATTGTATAAAACCATTGTATTTGATAACGTAGATATTAACGTAACAAATACCGGCGGATATAGTCCATTAAATGGAATATTTACAGCTCCTGTAACTGGATCGTATTTATTTTCTTTTAATATACAGACCACAACCTGTACTACGGCATCGGAATGCAGAATTTCTCTGTTAACTCCTACTGGGCCTTATTATAAGATGATCCAACGAGCAGCTTCTGGATACATATTCTCAATGGAAAACAGTATTTTGACATATCTCACAACAGGCGATACCGCTCAAGTTCAAATTCGCATACAAGGCGAGGCTGGAGATACAGATGGAGTATTTTCAGATGGCGGGCTTTGGACCTACTTCTCAGGGATGTTTGTTGGATAAAACTTGAGCTTCAAGTCTTTCTCTATCCTCCCGTTCTTTTTTAAGCTTTTGCTCTAACTCATTGAGCCTAGAAAACATCCCCCTACGTACGTTACCGATGCTTTCTTCCAAGCCTCTGATCTCATTCCTCAACTTATCCATTTCAGATATTTCAAATAACTCAAGCTGTATTGACGCCATATTTTTACTCCTTTTTTTGAAAGGCAAGAACATGATATAGGAAAAGGAAAAAGGTTGTCAATATGTATTACCTAGAAGTTTTCCTTATCGCCGTTCTTTTATCTTCATGCACGCTTTCCATCAATATGACAGATACTCATGGAAGGGCGAGAGATGTGGGCGAGGAGTCTACACAACAAACACCAACAGTAGAAGCAGAAATCCCAATCAAAGTTTAGGAGAAGAAAAATGCCAAATATAGCAAAAGTCCTGATAGGCGTCTTGATCGCCATTTTCCTTTCGATCGTTTTGTTTATCATCCATGTAGCTAATCAACCAGATCCCCCACCTAGAGATGAGACGAATACCTTGCATCTAAAAGACCTTGAGATTAAGGCGTCGGGGCAATTAGCGAAAGACCTAGATAAATTGATTAGCTAAACCCGCCGAAGAATGGTTGAACTCCTGGCACGTCTCTAAACGGTGCTGGGAGGTCATTTCCTCCCATCGCTTCGTTGTAGAGCCTGTCAAGATCCTTGTCGGTCATCCTTGACATTTCTTTGCCAAAGAAGTGGGTGTAGATAGCGTAGCGTAAGGCGTCGCAATTTTTGACCACTATGCCGTTAGCTATGAAATTTCCGTTTTTCTCAGTCGCTAAACAGTAGACATCTTCATTGTTTCTTTTTGTGATTCCCCTCACGCCAACTAAGCACGGCTCCGCATGATATTGAACAGGTTGTTGATTTTGCATACCTATTTTTCCTAAATTCTTTTTTACAATTACTGCATTGCACAGTTACGTCGTCTAGTCGTTGTGCCCGTCTCCAAGCCGATTTACATTTGTTTGAACAGAACTTAGAGTGATAAGTCAATGTAGAAAATCCCTTACTACATTGACAACAGACAACGCTAATCGGCTGACGAGTATTCCAACTATCAATACCATGAGCTACATGCCATTCTCGTCCTTCTTTCGAAGCGTGCCATTCCTTCGTGAGATGGCGATATTCTCCAGCCATCTTTCTCGCTCTTTCTCTCTTGTCGTCTGTCATATGCATGCTACCGTGTTCACGAGCCGATATCAGTTCAAGATTTGAAAGATCGTTATTGCTCTTGTTACCATCCCTATGATGTATATGAAATCCCTTAGGAACTTTCCCGTTGCAGGACTCCCAAACCACGATATGCATTCTTTTTTTTGGAGTGGTTGTGGTAATCCAATATCCTGTTCCTTTATCTAAGTAGAACTTGAATTCGTTGAAGAATTGATGCTCCATTTTATTACCTTATCTGATGGTTTTAAGTTCTGTAACATTTTATAGCCATCAGAAGTTAAGATCAAGTGATCTCCGGTAGCGGATAGTATCGAGCCATCGTCCAATTCAAGATCATAGATTTCCGCGTTTTCTCTTGTCACTGAAACAGAAGTAAAAAAGTCTTCCTGAAATATGCCCAGGGCTATGTTGAAGTTGTAAATCTTTCCAGAATTTGGAAGTTGATCAATTCTGATCGGTCCTCTTTCCGTCAGAACGAGTGTGGAACCCACGACACAAGCGTGGTCCCTGTCCTTCAATGGCTTATCCTCGCCAGTCTTCGCACATTTTGGGTCCCACACATACCCCTGAATCTCTTTAATAAGAGCATCGCACTTCCTACAGATCTTGAGAGTTCCGTTAGACATGAATTTGGATACAAGCCTGATCCCATCCAGGACTTCGTTCTCAGCATCGATTAGATTCATCACGCCTTCTCTTCCAAGCTCTAACTTGAACGAAGCGGCTGACGGATCAATGTAAATGGCTTTTACTGCCCGTCCCTCAATGAAATGCTTAAGGTCATCGGCGTATTCTGAATCCGTCTTTTGACGTTGCTTGACCTTGCTATCCCAGTAATAGCAATCCTCCACCCATATGTTAGGATATTTCGACCGATTGATGCCTATTAAGACAAATGAGCATGGGTTCGTCGTGCCATAATCGACGCCAACAATATAAAATTCTGCATTACTGGGAGGAAAGTCGATGGTATGAAGCGAAGTGTCAAAGAAATCATAAATTGCTCCTTCTGCTTGCACCCATCGACCTTCGATGAATCGCTGAAACCAAATGCCCTTGTACTGTCTCTTGAGGTAATCTCGTTCATCGTCAGTGAGCTCTGGGTTATCATCTAATGTAAACTTCCAGCTCTTGACGTCTGGGTTGTCTGTTAAAAAGTCCTTTTTGAGCCAATGGTAGGGCGAATCTGGGTTAGTGGTTGCAAAGATACGAGCGCCCTTCATCGCGCACCTACTAATGAGCATCCTAAATACACTCTCAGGGATTATTGTAGCCTCGTCTACATATGCGCCTTGGAATGTAGGCCCTCTGATCTTACTCTCAGCCCTTTCGTCATCAGCGCCAATGATGTGTATGGTCTTTTTGAATACGACCATTTCCCTTTTCCCACTCCAGTATCTGACATCGCTGCCAATCATTCTGGTGAGTTGTGGGAGGATGTTTCTTTTGAATGAATCATATGTCCTGGCGATGATGCAATATTCGCCTGGAAGCCCATAGGTGAGCTCCTTAAGCCATCTCCAGAGGCTTATATATGTCTTACCAGAACGAACAGCCCCCTCCCATATGTTGATCCTTGCATCAGAATCTGAAAGGGAAAAGAGCTGCTTGTCTGAGAGAGTTGTCACCTTAAGAAACTATCTCCAAATCTACAGGACCTAAGCCACACGCCTTCGTAGGCTTTCACGCCCTTAATTTCAGTGTGGTAAATTCGCTTGCCTTCACACCAATGATTAAATTCTCTAAAAAATGATATGCTTGACTTCTTTTTCATTCCTTTTGCACGACACCAAGTTTCATATTCTTCATAAATAAGTCTTGATTCAGTTCTGCCTGGGGTAAAAACGATACAATCATCAATAAATTTGTTTACCCATCCATGATAATAGTGTGTTTTTTTTGTTCTGTAGTTTTCCACCCCTCTTTTCAATGTTCTCGCAAAAGGCTTTCTACGCCTTTTCTCTTTCACTGTGCGGTTTTTAGGATTGGTTATATTTTCGACGAAGACGCCACCTGCTCCAAGAACATTATTGTGAACCCATTCATCATTCTCTTGCTGTCTTGACTTTACGATCCATTGATCGTTAAGAATTCTTGGCTCATTCTTAAATAGGTATTGGACCGGCTTCTGAGGCCAAAACAATCTTTTAAACTTTGCCTTGATCCATTCAAATAATTTCATAAGGGTTGTTTGGTTGTTTGATTTAGAATGGAAGTTCGTCTACTACAACAGCCCTTCCAGCGTTGGTAGGAGCCGATTTATTTAACCCAACAGTTGATAGAATTTTCTCTATATTCTTTGCAACGGAGGCAATTGTTTTAAGACTTTCAGACATCTCCTTGATGTTCCATGCCATGTATTTTTGTGACATTTCAACTGATGGCAACGGTTTTCTATCGTCTTGTTGTGCTGACATTTTGTTACTTCTTTTTTTTGATTGATTTAAGTTTTTTTTGTTCAAGACCTGCGATCTTTTTCCTCTTCTTTGCAAATGAGAAGGCAATTTTTGCCTCTCTAGCACTATCCTTAGCCATTTCTGGCGCATGCTCCTTGTGCTCTTGCTTTTCCTTCTTCAAAGCATATTCACCTTCTCTTCGAGCTAAAGTTGAATATCTTTTTTGTCTTTTGACGACACCTTTGATGTCTGATGTTCGTTTCATTTCTTCTTTCCCTTGACAGGAATCTTTGCTCCAGATTTCCTCGCTGTACTCAATGCCGCAGCGACCGCCTGGTTCTTAGGATGGCCGCTCTTGACCATCTCAGAAATATTTGACGAAATTGTTTTTTTACTTTTTCCTTTTTGAAGCGGCATCTTCTTCTCCTTTTGTTTGTGCCCTCACACCTATGCTAAAGACATCTTTTCCTATCTCACATAGGGCCGTTATCATCGAGAATTTGTCGAGCAAATTCGACAATTCTTTCCTTGTCAACGTGATCTCGAGGTAGTTCTGCCCCTCCATCACTTCGAAAATTATGTTCATCTTCTTCTAGCTCATGCATCTCATCGATTTCATCTTGATAATTATTTTTTGTAAAAGGCTTGATTCTAATAAATGTTGATGGATACGAGCTGTAGACCTTCCGAACATAGAGCGTGCAGATCTGGGCATCGTCAACGAATACCAAATCATTCATCACATCGAGGATGAACTTCGTTAGGTTGTCGACGTCAGGCCTCTTCATATGATGAATCATCCCATTCAACATCTGGTTTCTAAGTGGTTTAGAAGTCGATTTTGGTATGGACATTCTGAATGTGATGTCGACCAATAATGGGACAGAAAATTTCTCTTCTTTGAACTGTCCCTTGATCTGCCACCTGATCTGCTCTTTTTCTTTTTTCTGGCGGTCGTAGATGATGACTTCGTTTTTATCTTGTCTCTTGAACGATCTATGCCCTGGCCTCTTCCACGCTATTGGAGGGCCATCTATCTGTATATCTATCATCTACACCTCAACATATGTTTTGCCAACACATATGTAATGGAGATTTATTTCACAACAGTTTTTTTCTTATGTCTATTGACGATAAATACATACATGCAATATAACTGATCTGGAAAAACACAGAAGAGGTAAAGAAATGGAAGAAGACATAAAACCAGGCTACACGAGGGTGACGGAGATGCTGTCTCCTTGGAATAACTTCGACGGCATTCCGGCAGAAATACTAGAGGCCAAGAGGGTCTTAGGGACTGAAGTACACGAGCTCATTAGGATGTTTAATGAATGCATACCACTCGTCGTCGTCTCAGGAAAAAAAGCCCCTTATTTTCAAAGTTTCCTTTCGTGGATGCTTGAAACCAAGGTTAGCGTAAGACAAAATGAGGTACGGCTATATGATGATCAGCTTATGATTACTGGGCAGATAGACGCTCTTGTTAAGTTTCCAGAGAAGGATGACTTGATCATTTTGGACTGGAAGACATCGGCATCTTATAACAAGAAGACAGGCTTGTCATGGGCGTTGCAGGGCGTTTTTTATCATTATCTTCTGACCCAAAACTCTACCTCGAATCTAAGCAATACGATTATGTTCGTTCAGCTCAGCTCGAAAGGGGAGATGCCAAAGATTAGAGAGTTTGAATACTCAACAGAGCTTATGAGAAAAGGGACAGCCGTCCTTGAGGCGTACAGATATTTTAACCCACCAACAAATGAGGGATAATATGGAGATTACAGTTAAGGTCGAATCGTTCAAGGGCAGGACTATATATAGGCCGGCCTGTGATCTATCGAAGATCATTGCTCAGATAAATGGGAAAAAGAACTTTACAATATCGATGCTCGAACGAGCTGAAATGCTTGGTGTCAAGATTAATGGAGCTTCGAGAGAGAAGAAGTGGTAGAAAAAGTCTACAGGGGCACCTGATATACCCCTGTAGATAGCGACAAGCTATAAACATCTAAACTTGGAGGTAAAGATGAGTACGCCACCTAATATATCCACGCCCACACTTTCTGACACCATGAATCTTGCTGCTCTTCAAAAGAAAGTCGAGCAGTTTCAGGAATACGCCGAGAAGCTAAAAATTTTAGTAGCAATTTATAAACGTCTTAAACATAAGAAAATCTAATCAAGGAAAAAGGAGAGATAGTATGACAAACACGATGATAGCAAGGGCAGCAGGGGATTATGTCCTCAATATGACGGAGCAAGAAATTACTCTGATCAAAAATACAGCTTGTAAGGGCGGGACTGATGAACAGCTAGCCCACCTGATCTATATGGCCAAATCAACCAGCCTTGATCCATTAAAGGGCCAGATTAGGTCAATCCCAAGAGGGGCACAAAGATCTGTCCAAATCGGTATTGATGGCTTTAGGCTGATAGCTGAGAGAACTGGTAGATATGCTCCAGGCAAAGAGGCTACATACGAATATGATGAAGATGGAGCTCTTACAAGGGCGACGGCTTATATCAAGAAGATGACGGCTGATGGGACTTGGCATGAGATCACCGGGTCTGTAAGCTGGGTTGAGTATGGGGCAGTTTATAGCAAGCAGTCTCCTATTTGGAAAGAAAAGCCAGAGATCATGCTTAGCAAATGTGCTGAGATGCGGGCACTGAGACGAGCATTTCCCGATCAACTCAGCGGGATGTATGGCGATGATGAGATGCCGCCTTCTGCTGAAGAGAAGAAAGCGTTTACCATCGAAACCAAGGGAGAGGAGTCGACTGGCCTCGTAAGACAAGAACTGCCCTTGAAGTTAGATAACAAGGAGCTCCAGTCTCTTGCCCACAAAGTCTCTGAAACCTTAATGGATGACCAAAATTTAGTGTGCGCGATTATGGAAGAAGAGATGGCGGAATATTTGGCCTTTTGGCAAACTAAGAAGCCTCTGAAGCCACAGATCGACGATTTATTGGTTCGCGATCGGAAAAGTCTTCTGAATGCTTTCACCATGTGGCAGGCAAAACAAGCCGCTTAACCCTTTGCCCTTTCTCTCTTTACCCCTGACCGATACGAGTTATTTTGGATCTCAGGGGATTGGACGGTCCAATAGAGAGGAGGGGCTTTTTTTATGCCCTAATTCGGGCTACATTCGATTTTCATGTTTAGATGACTAGGAACACCAGTGAGGATACGATCGCGGAAACTAGGTATGGTTCTGTGCGTCTGGAGTGCGTTTTAAAGGGTTGATAAAGAAAAGAGAAGTGGACGGATACTATCGCCCACCCCCCAAATCCCTCTTGTCAAAAAATCTAAAAAACCTTACAAGAGAGAAAACCCATAAAACTCGAGATAGGAGATGTTGCTCTAGACGGGGCGGCTCTCCTATCTCCATACTAAGGATTCGTATGCCAGGCTATTATAGACCAATCCCCGAATATATCGCAACCTCTCTTCTTCTTACAGCCGAAGAAAAGCTCTTCTACGGACTAATCGCCTCTCTTGTCAGTGAGAAGGAACGTGGTTTCTGTTGGGCATCCAACGAATTTCTCTCAGAGAGAGAGAGAGTCAATCCTCGTACGATCCAGCGATGGATTCGCAAGCTAGTCAAGCATAAATTCGTAATCGTCGAGCTTGTGCATAATCGAGAGAGGAAGATGTGGACTCCTGAAACTTGGGGCAATCGTGAGAATCTTCGTAGGGCTTATGGGTCGGATTCTATAGACGAAACTGAGAATTTTCAAAAAAAGATCGACCACGACATCAGCTGTGTCGTGGCGCCACGACATCAGCTGTGTCGTACCAGTAATGAAGTAGAGACTAAAGCTATAAAACACATAGAGGCCCGGCCAACCAAATCACCCCCCAAGGACAAGTGGCCAAAGCGCTGCAAAACCCCAGCCCTTGAAGCGGCCAGGCCATCTGGAGATATGAAAAAAAATGAGGAGAAAGCCCCCGCTCCTGAAGTGAAAGTTCTCAAGCCTTCCATGAAAGGCGCTACTCCTACCCCAGGCTCTGACAAGATGGTTGAGGAAGTTATCGATATTTTACGATCACCTCATCGACTTGGGACACAACGAGTAATTCTGGCGAAGGGCGATTGGGAATATCTCTTCGGATTTAGCCCATCGATCATCGAAAAAGCATTTGCAAGAGCTCATAAGGCTTCACAAAAAGGGGAAAAAATCTATAATCTCACAGCATGGTTGTACACGATGTGTTCTCAAATCAAACTGGAGTAAAAAATGGAATTGTCAAGTCCAGAATCTGAGCAAATGGTTTTAGCCTCTATGTTTTCAAATGAACAAGCTTTTTGTTATGGTATTGAGAATTTAGAATCAATAGATTTTACAGTTGAAGACTATCAAATCATATTTATTTCGTTTAAAACAATTTATAAATCTTCTAATTCAATGGCAATGGATAAGATTATTGTCGAATTACAAGAAAAGAAAATGCTCGATAAGATTGGTGGACTCACTGCGCTGGTGGCAATAGTTAATGTTCCTAGGTTAGTGGGATTCGATGATTTCGTTTATTATTTTAAAATTGTAAAAAATAAATCTACATATAGGAAAATTGTAGCAACTTTATTTAACTTATCAAATTCTGTAAAATCCGCAGATGGCGACAATCCTTCGGAATTCTTGGAGACCTGTAGAAAAGAACTTTTCAAAATCAATGATTCACAACATGGCGAACTTGGGATTGATCTCAAGAAAGAATCAGAAGAAAAATCAGCCCCCCTTCTGAAGCTGAAAATGCAGGACAAAAGAGAGGGAAAAATAGTTCTTTCCGCTATATCAACGGGTATAGCTGGCTTGGACAAGTTTGTGGGAGGATGGGGCAAGGGTCAGTTGATCACGATTGCCGCTCGAACAGGGATAGGAAAGACGGCTTTGGCTTTGAATTCTGCTTTGAGTCTTGCTCGGTCTGGATTTCCTATTTATTTTTTCTCTCTGGAAATGTCTTACGAAGAATTGAGGACACGGATCTGGTCTCAGATGACTCGAATATCGTCTGAGAAAATCAAATCGGCAGATTTAACTGACGAAGAGTTTGTTTGTTTACAAAATGAATTGTCTAGATTGAATAGTGGTTGCTTGATTATTAACGATAAAACCTTTATGAAGATTAATGATGTAGTTTCAAAAGCTCGAAGATGTGAAAAACAATTTGGGATTTCTGCTGTCTTTATTGACTATTTGCAATTAATTAAAAGCACTTCTGCAACAGAGCACAGGTATCTTGAGATCGCAGAGATGACCAGAAGTCTTAAAGGGCTGGCAAAGGATCTCAATATTCCAGTGATTTGTCTAGCCCAGCTTTCGAGGAAAGTGGAGGAAAGAGATAATCATCGCATCCATCTCTCAGACCTCAAAGAAAGTGGGTCTATCGAAGAAGATAGCGACGTTGTGATTGCTCTTTCGAGGAGAGATACTTACGACGAATACGATCGACCGGGGGAAGCACTCGTCGAAATCTTAAAAAACAGACACGGGCCTGTTGGAAAACTCCGCCTCAATTTCGATAAAGAAACCATGAGGTTCAATGAAATTGAAAGATAAGAAAAAGCCTTCTGGCTGGCTTGAGAGGGCTATTATCAATTTGGTCAAGGTGAAGCTTCAAGAGAAAATCTTAGCCTGGGAAAAAGCGAAGACCAAAAAAGTGTAGCACAAAATTCTGACTTAAGCATACCCTCCTTGATTTGGCAAACCCGTCTCAAGGAGATTGTATGTCTAGGGCCTTGGCTTTCCTCCTGTGTCTTTTTTTCCCACTCTTCGCTGTCGCTTTCGAGCCTCACGACCAAACCCTCCAAAGAGACTATGTGATTACATGGCATATTTCCGAACACCCA